TACTCACAAATTTTTTTAAGGAGAAACTAATGGCAATAGAAATATTTGATGTATCGATAGCTCTATCAAGAGATAATTCAAATGATGATGATGACACATGGTATGATGAAGAACACATCGCTAATGAAATCAGGTCATGGCTTTTAGAGATAGACTATAAAGTAATAGCAATCGGAGTAAATAATATTAAAATTAATTACGGAGAAACTAATGAGTAAAACAAATAAAGTGTATGAGTTTAACACAGAAAAATTTAACTCTAAGTTTTTATCTATAATAAAAGATGCTGGTAATGAGGAGGGTAAGTGGCAAAGAACATGGCAGCTTACCTTTGAAGATCAATACAAAGCATCTGGTTTAGATATAGAATTAAAAGATAATAAACTTAATAGATACAAAGGAGTTAACAATATGTTAATGAGTATGGTATCTGAAATGTGTGGATATAAATCTAAATTCTGGGCTACATATAAAAGCTGGGTTAAGATGGGTTATGCACCTAAAGATGCAAGTAGATGTGGAATTATAACACCTATCTTTGGAGTAAACAAAGATACTGGTAAAGAATATATATACAAATGGAAAACAGTACCAGGTTTTAATGGTGATCAAGTTCAACCAGTACATAAAGCTATTCCAAAGTGGAATGACCATGACTATGCTATCTTTAATGATGAACCTAAAGTTAATGCTGTTGATATGAATAAAGATTGTGAAGAATTAATATCTAAGTTTATGAAGAAACAAAAAGCTAAACTTAAACATCAAGGTAGTCATGCTTACTATCAGTTAAGTACTGATACTATTGTGATGCCAGATGAATGGAAGTTCTTTGGTATCGATGGAGAATCAGATGCTACTCAAGAATATCTATCTGTTATATTCCATGAAGCTGGTCATCTTACAGGCCATCCATCAAGACTTGATAGAGATATGGATTCATACCACAAATGCAAAGAAAGCAGAGCTAAAGAAGAATTAATAGCTGAGATGTGTAGTATAATGGTATGCACAGAGTTAAATGTGATTGCTAAAGCACAACCTAATCATCTTAAATACATATCATCATGGGATAAAGCTATTAAAGATGACAGCCAGTATCTTATTAAGTGTATTGCTCAAGCGAGTAAAGCAGCAACTTGGATATTGGATAACAAAACACCTAAAGTTGTTGTGAATTAATGTGGATTATGTTAATAATATTATAAGGAGATAAAAATGACTAAAGAATTACCTGATATAGACAAGGCTTTTCATACTAATATGCGCAGTCATATTATAAAAGGTATGAAATTAAAACATCCAGACTTAGAGTTTACATTAAATGAGTTTGATGAAAACTTTATTACTGGAATCACTAAGCAAGTTCAAGTGTATGCAAAATCACATGACCTTACTGATGACCAACAAAAATTTATGATAACTAAAACATTACAAAGTGCAATAGATGAGCTTATATCTTACAATATGACACAAGCATTTGGTTCTGACATGGAGGTAGCAGATGGCAATACCGACTGATATAAATGTAATAAACCTGGCTAAAAAATATCCTACAAGATACAGACACACCGATCCAAAGACCAGTCGAAACAAATACACAAAGAGAATGGACTACAAAATTCTCAAAGCAATCAAAGACAATGCAAGAGGTATGACTGTTGATGAGATTGCTATTAAGTCTGGCTTTAAAGAAACATCTGTATCATCAAGAGTATCAGACATGGCAAAGAATACTACCATGCACGGATATGGGATATTGCTTGATGTATTAGAAGTAACAAGACCAAGTAAAGATACTAAAGTAGAGCGATTAGTATATCAGATTAGCCATCAAGGTAACAAATTATTAGGAGATATATTTGATGACAGTAACTAATAGATATTCAACATTAGATTTAGATGCTACTGAATTAAAACAAAGATACATTTATGCAATACAACACTATAGGAATAGTAAATATCCAGAACAAAAAAATTTTTGGAAAACTGAAATAGAAGAATGTGCTTTTGCAGCAGAACAAAAGCATAACTTAAAATTAGAAAAGTTAAATGAATTTATATAATGGGTGGGATTGCAATGCTGATGAGCGGAGTTACAAATACTAGGATGAGTAACCAAAAGTCAGACGAAGATACCTAAGACATCTTAATAAATCTTCAGCGTGTCGCACACGAACCAACATTATATGATAAAGTCGTGATGAGTATTACGCACAGAGGCGGTATGATTAGTGCTACAAATATCATATCCAAGTATCGTTAGACTGCACACTTGATTGAATGTAATGCAAGTCAATCAGAGTAGGGAAACCTTAGTTAGAAAGGCCTCACGAACTGCTTAGTATACTCATCACGCAACCAAACAAAAGGAGATTAATATGTACAGTCAAGAATGGATTAGGCAACAAGTCAATCATGAGTTTGCATCTATGGGTAGAAGAATTAAAACAAGAAGTAGAATGGCAGTAGAAAATTCTATTGATATATTAGAAACCAGAGGTGGATTCATTGGACCTTATGCTTATCAAGTCGATGAAGATTATTACTATGATGTAGTAAGTACAATGCGTGAATATTTATGTAGCAGATGTGACGCATCTGCAATTATTATTAACAGATTATATAAGGAGAAAAAAGAATGGCAAAAGAAAAACATTATGTAGATGAGGCAATGGACCAGATGATGGATGCATTAGCTGAAGCAGCAGAAACAGAAAGACTAAGACAGATAGCAATAGAATCTGGTATATGTATGTACTGTGGTGCTGGTGCAGAAGGTGGTGCATGTGGAGATTATAAGTGTTGGATATAAAAGAGAAAGTTGAAATAGTGTTTTTAATAGTAACATTATTTTTACTTTGGCACATTTAAAATACCTTAATGTCAAGATAGTAATTAGTATTTTATCTTAGGATAATTCCCTTAACACATAGTGGGAGGGCATTATGTCTACTGATTGAAAGCTATTAGTATGTAATATTGTATTCATTATATACACTATCACATTTAATTTGATGGGCGAACCTATGCCTATGCAAATTGTTCACGGTCGTAGGACTGTGCGCAGAGTGGTTGTCACTACATCTGAACAAGATGCTAGTGATTTTATTAATGTCATATAAAGGAGAAATAACATGGCAAAAAAATTTAATGTAAGAGTAAAAGATAGGGAACGAATAGAAGATAGAGTTAAAGAAGCTGTTCGTAAACATTTTCTAAAGCTAATAGAAAGTGATAAACTTGTTATCAATAAACTAAGAGATTTAAATCTTAGGAAAAATAGAGTTAAAGAACAAAGAGATAAACTTTATCAATTAGACGAAGCTATTGATCATGATTCTAAAGAATTTGCAGAATGGTTACAATCTTGTGATCATTACGGAGATGATTATTCTGTTGAAAGCAATAGGTATAGTGATCAAGGTAAGATTCATGTTGCTTGGAATAACTATAAGCTATGGTCATTAGTTCATGATACTATTATGTTTAATGCAGAAGATAATCCAGCTGTTACATCATTAAGTATGCTAGAAGAAATAGTATTAAAAGATGTAATAGAAAAACTATCTTGATTTAAAAACGAAAGCACCTATGCTATACTGTTATGGCAGATAAGAATGAATGGATAGCATCAAGGTCAAATCGTGTGGGTTATAAACCATCATGGTATTGGGAATTAATATATCAATTCAAACTAAGGAGAGAGAGTTTGAGTATTTCACAATTAGAATTAGATCAACGCATGGGTAATGCTGATGGGTTAGTCGGTAAATGGGAATGTGGTATTAGAAGTCCAGGTGCTTTCAATTTAACTTCATGGGCTATGGCCCTTGACTGCGATATTAAATTGGAGACTACTAATGAAATTATACAAACAGAAAGACCTAATTAAACTTAACCTTATTGATGGATTTAAATTGTTCTGGGAAGCATATCCAAATGCTCAAGGAAAATTTTTAGCTATGACTGCGTATGTTAATGCAATAAGAGATGACGGTGCAACAGAACAGGAGATAATAGATGGAGCAAGAGAATACAGAAAATATGTCCAACAAAATAAAATCGAACAAAGATACATCAAGTACCCAAGTAACTGGTTACAACAAGGACACTATTATAATAGATACGAAACCAATAGCACATCTGCAAACACCATTCAGCAAGGAATTGTTGACAGGGGTGCAATTCAAGAGTCAGATGGAAATAAAGTCTTACAAATCCCAGAAAGAAATAAACGCAGCACTTGATGAATTAGATATAGACTTACAGTTTATGATAGATAGGCTACAACCTATCACATTAGAACAAATGTCTGAATGCTTGTATCTATTGTTCTTAGTTAACAAGCATGTGTTACCAGATACAGAGCAAGAAAAGAAAGACTTCTATGCTGTGTACTCTAATGAATTAAAGTTATTTCCAGCTGATGCTATTCAATATGCAGTATCTAAAATGGTTAAGATGTCTGAATACCCTAGCATAAAAAATATTAGAACACATGCTAACAGAATATACATTCCAAGATTGGAAGTGTTTGAGTTATTACAGCATGCTCATAAAAAAATTGCTGAACAATTAAAGGAGAAATAAATGAATACTCAAAAACAAGAACTGCAATATGCAGTTAAACAATACCTTAAGACTATGATGATAGCAATTCTATCTGGAATTGTATTGTTAAATGGTCTTGCATTTATCTTTGGAGTTTAACAATGTCGATTAAAATATATAAAAGTGTAGACTATACTGGTACGAGAGAAGAATACTATCAGGATAAAATAAGTAGTAGTGATGCAAGAGCAATAGCTAGTGGTGACTACTATGATTTAGAAAAACTTTGGGAACAAAAAATAGATCATCTCAAAGATGATTTGTCTAATGTATTCCCTGTTCAATTAGGATTAGCTACTGAGGAGTTTCATACAAGTTGGCTTAACAAACAGTTAACAAGAAACAATGTAGCTGGTTACGGACATGAGCATTACTTAATGTATGAACAAGCACATTGTGTTGTTGAATCTGATAGCCCGGCTCATCCATTTACATTAGCATCTACTATTGACATAGCTTACGCAGAAGAAAGTTTATCACAAAATAAACATATTAGCTTAGTAGAACTTAAACATACTGGAGAGTACAGTAACTTAGATAAAGTAATTGAAAACTACTATCCACAATTACAGCATCACATGTATGTCTGGGGAGTAGAATGGATAATGATCTCAGCTATCTTTGGAAACAAAAGACAACAGCATGACATAGTTAAAAGAGATGATAAATTTCTTTCAGACTATATGAAAAGAGTTATGGAATTAGGAGAATTAATTCATGACTATTGGCATGCACCAGAACAATTCTATCAAGATGGAGAAGAACCAAACAGAGATGAATGGTGGAAAGTATCACAAGAATTAGACTGGATTACTGGTGTGCCAATAGAAAAAGATATTGTATGTGAAAGCGGTAAAGTGTATAATCTTAACGAATCTGCAGATTGGAATTGGGCTAAAGAATTTATTGATAAAGCATTAGAAACTTCGATAAGCAATACTGGATTCAGTAAGTCTAAAGATGAGAATGAACATAACAAAACTCATCTTAAGAAACTGATACCAGACGATGCCAAGTCTGTAACATACAACGGTATTACTGCCAGCCGAAATAAAAATGGCATAGTATCTATAAGGATTAAATAGGAGCAACCAATGGATAAAAAAGAAGCATGGGCTAAGATACAAAAACTTTGCCCAGACATAGAGCCAAACGATAAACTTGCTTGGCAATTAAAACAAAACAAACAATGGATATTAAGTAACCAAGCTGTGCAAAGAATCGCAGCATACAATAATATTATTGTTACCTATGGAGAACCAAAAGAAATCATGGGTAATATATATATTAAAGCTACTGCTAAGAATACTGTTACAGGATTGCAGATAGAATCCTTTGGAGAAACAAGCAGTAAGAATACACACAACGCATACCCTCTAGCTATGGCAGAGAAAAGAGGACACGATAGAGTTGTCCTTAAATGTGTTGATGTATACTCAGACTTTTATAGTGATGTAGAAGCTGATTCATTTAAACAAAACAAGGAGGAATAAATGTCAGGAAGTTTAAATAAAGTAATGCTCATAGGTAGACTAGGAGCGGACCCAGAAGTCAGAGATACAAAGACAGGAGGAAGATTCGCAACCTTTAGTCTCGCAACATCTGAACGATGGAAAGACAAAAGCGGAGAACAACAGGAAAGAACCGAATGGAATAGAGTAGTAGTATTCCAAGAGGGATTGATTCCTGTTATAGAACAATATGTTACGAAAGGAAGTAATGTATTTATTGAGGGTAAATTGCAGACAAGAAAGTATGAAGACAAAGACGGAGTAGAAAAATATACTACCGAAGTTGTACTTCAAGGATTCAATTCTACATTTACCATGCTAGATTCTAAATCATCAGAGTCAGGAGCGAAGCCCACAACAGGCGGAGCGAAAGACAATGATGATGATATACCATTTTAACCTATTGATTCTCCTTTCCTAATTCGTTTGTGTATCAATAGGTTAGTATTCAAAGGCGCAAACGAATGACTAATAGGCACAGTAGCATTGGAGCTGTGCCTATTTTTTTGTGCGTGGATAAGGAGATAAGTAATTGCTATAAAGGAGAGCTATGCAAATGAAATTCAAAAATAAAAAACTTACACATATAGTCCATAAGATTATGGAGGATTATGATTTAACTGTAGAAGAAATCAAAGGCAACCAAAGAACCAAACAAGTAACAGAACCACGCTGGGTTATGTGGAAACTAATCAGAAAAAATTCTGGATTAAGTTACGGAGAAATAGGCAGACTGTTTAACAAAGACCACTCTACTATTATGAATGGTATTAAGAAAGCACCACAAGATATTGTGAATGAATACCAAAAAATATTTAACGAGATTTCTTTTGAAGAAATTCCAGATAGTCACGGCCTTCTTCCACATTCTCAAACATCAGTTGTTTTGAAACACTTGCAGAGTATGGATCAATCACTTGTAAAATTGACTGACCATGTTGCTGTTGATGAAAACCCTTATCTATTGCATATTGATCGTGATACTTATAACCTCTTAGTCGAACTAAAGAACTTACTTTACCATTTACTTGCTCCACTTTCTGAATCCCCCAGTTATGCTTATGACCAGCAACATACAGATCAGCATCAGAATTCCAAAGACTTGCTTTCATCAGCCCATGAAGATTTGAGTACTGAGAGTGACCAGGAAAATCATGACGAGCATCCACGGAAAGAGAATATCCATTAGGGAAATTTAATCTAAACTTAACTTGCCAATCAGCAGAGATATTCTTTGGCTGTTCCATCCATGTCATCGGATCCTTTGCGCTAGGTGTCCAGTTGTCATGATTCCCTCGAATCAGTATGAGTGGGTCCATGTTATTAATTAGCCATTCAATAAGCATATAGGTTTGTGCATCAGTTGTCTCTTGACTAGGACTCATTTTGAGTGACAAGCGACCTATCCAATTATTGTGTACATCACCTATTGATGCACCTTTAATAGCTGAATTAGATTTAATTAACTCTACATCAGAGTATAGCTTTTCCCAATCACAATGATTGTCATCTATATGTGGATCACCCATCCATAGTATACCTATTGGCCCATCAATATTTACTTTAACATCTACCCATTCATGTGCATCAGTAGCATTTTTTCTTGTACGAAATCTTTTTCGTTTATACTCAATCAATTCTTCAATAGGTAATTCTTCAGATGGTAAGTCTGGTACCTCAAACTCAGGCTCTTTAGTTAAGTCTGGTAACCTTTCTCTTGCATTAAATAATCTTGCACTAAATGTAGCATAGCTTAAACCTAATGCTTTAGCAGCATCATGTCTGCTATCATGTTCATTGTCTGCTTCTAATACTTCTAATAATTCATCGACTGTTAGAGGGTTTCGTGCCATTGTTTACTCCTTACAACATTTACAAAGTTTTTCTTCTCGTCTTATTTCTTGGATAGCATCCATACATCCAGCAATCATATTCATATACGCATTAACTGTCATGTCTTTCCATACAGACTCATGGTCTATACATACTCTTAGTTTATTGCCAGTTGGTATAACATAAACTTGTGTGTCTTTATCAATCTTTACTGATTTCATCTACTTGCTCCTTGATTTTACTAACTTCTTCTTGCAGTTGCTGAATACGCATGTCTTGAAGTGCATCATCTGGAAGCGCACCGAACTCACCTCTCGGCCATTTAACTCTGAACTCTGAGTTAAGAACTATATCTTTATTCTTTAACTCTAACTCATGCTCAAGAAAATTTAATCTCTCAGTTAAACCAAAGTAACCATACACAGCTATACAACTACCAGCTATAAGGCTTATAAGATTTCTTAATGGTATAGATATTACACTTGAGTCTGATACTTTCACCGCCATTTATTTTTTCCTCATCATAGCTCGTTGACCAAACCAGAAAGCGATAATGCAAGACACCATACCCTCATCAAAATCTGAATAGATAATGTGTAAGTTTTCATGCAGCTCTACACCACTAGTATATGCTTGCCATATAGTAATTGATTTTGCAGTAAGGTAAGAAAACAAAAACAGATATGTAATGACTGGTCTGCATGTAGCTGAGAATGTAGTAACCCAACCAGCAGAGTTAGTAGCTAGTGTCTGATCATGCTTATATATATTTTCTGCCTCTGCTATGTCGGCTTGAGCATTAGCAATATTAATTTTATGCTTGGACTGTGCCTCAAGTAATGCCAACTGCTGACGATGAGCCTGTCGTTTTTCAAAAAATCCTAGTACAGATGGAATTGTACTGGAAAAAAACCCAAGTGCTGATCCGAACAGAGCAATCATGAAAAATTAATCCCATAAATGAGCGTAGAAAAGAAGTTAGGTATGTCTATATAGTATAAGGTCATAAAGTTTAAATCTTTCTGTATGGCTTTCTATTCAAGCGAGAGAGCTAACTGTCATTTTCAGTAGTAGTTTTTATCTCAATAGAGATATTCTGGTCTGATGGTAGCTGAGCATTGATTCCAATGTGGCTAGACGCACAACCAGATACAGTTATTCCAAATAAAATTATAAGGGATAGTGCATACTTCATTTAATTTCCTCCAAAGTAATTAGTAATAAGATTAGTAAAGCCAGCTGATATACCACCAGCTGCAAAAATAATTCCAAATAACAATCCTCTACCTCTTGCTACTTGTGTTTCCATGTTATGTAATCTTGTGTTTAAATCTTCAACTTGATCTGTTAGCCTATTAACAGCTTCTAATAACTTACCTTGTTCAATAGGTGTAAGACCAGACATTATTCTGGTTCCTCATAGTTTTCATTCAGGGTCCATTCACCATCAATATAGTAATATTTATATGGAGCTACATCCTCAGGAAAATTTTCTACATTTTCAACAACATCAAATCCATTTGAACCATAACCATAACCTTTAGGATAACCCTCAGAAGATTCATAAGTTAATTGTTCTTCGGTTTGTGTATATTCATACATATCTAAAGGTAATGTATCTATGTATAAATTAGTTAATGAAAATGGTAGTGGGTTACCTTCTTCATCTTCTGTTATTGTTTTATTTAATACTACTATTGTTCTCATCATAACTCCTTACATTGGCATTGGACCTTTACATCCAAAGACTTTCATATATGAACCAGTACTCCAGTAATGGCTACCGCTTCCTGTATAAATTTGTACATTTGTAGCTGGAGATGTTAACTGGTCATTTCTTATACCACCTTCCATGTGTTCATAGTGAGCAAAAGTACTTCCTTGAACTTTTGATTGGAAACTATGACCAACACCCCAGCCATAACTATTATGACTTTTACTTTGGTCAGTATTAAAATCAGGCCACCATTGAACAAAAGCCATATAAGAACAATAAGTTTGATTGCTTAAGTTATTGTTGCCAGTTATACGCCATTCACTTCCACCTGAACTTTGATTTGTACTATTAGTACCATATCTATATCTATATTTATAATGACTTCCACTATGACCGCTTAACCTTAAGCCAGCGTTTGTTGTATTAACACCTGAGTAGAAAGAAAAGCCAGCCATAATTGCTAAGTGATCATACTTTGATGACCAGCCTGGTGTGTCTACTTGTAAAGTAGTTGTAGAATTATTAGTAAGTATATGTTCTCCAATTAAAACAGGACCAGCGTTCATATTAGTTAATAATGATCCATCTACAGCTGGTATTTTACCCTGATCATTTAATGATAAAATATTATTTGCAGCACTTCCTACTGAATATCCATCAAGGTCACCATCAGATAAAATAATTTCAGTAGTACTAATAGCAGTACCAACAAATCTATCTGTTGCAGTTGTTGTTAATGAACCAGCGCTGCTTAAATAATATTTTTGACCAGCAGTTAAACCAGATAATCCACTCGCAATAGAATTTTTTAATGCTGTGCTTACAGTAGCACCATTACTAGCACTTGCTAAAGCAATACCAGTAAACCTATCTCTTGATGTTGCTACAGGGTAACCTACATCTATATTATGGAATCTGTTTTCTTGACCCCAAGATGTGCCAGCAGTATAATTATCGCCATCTCTTTTAACGGTTGCCATAAACATGTTAGCACCAGTTGTTGGATTAAATCTTAAATCAAGACCACTACCATTTTGTCCAAGAAAATCATCACCATCGGTATCTTTACCTACTATAGTTCCACTATCTATACTATAGCTTGTAGTATCACTTGTATTATCAAAACTTCCTGTGCCTGTTAATCTATATGCAACAACTTTTTTATTACCATGTGTAGTATTTGTACTATTACTAGCACCATTATGAGCAACATAAAGAGCAACAACACGATTTGTAGCAGTATCAACATCTACAGATGGATAGCCTTGCATATCATTACCACCACCACCAATATAAGAAGTGCTAGTATCTTGTACATGAACACCATTATTATCTACATTAGCATTACTATCATGCCAATGATCTGTACCTGAACCCTTACATCTATATTGGAATGTCCAGTACCAAGGTCTATAGTTGTTACTATTA